CGTGAAGATCCGCTTGTCTTTGACGTAGGCTGGCTTGAAGGTGGACGTTTTGTAGCCGTTGCTACTCATCACCTTGCCAGGCATGGTTGGCAAGACGAATGGCGCCAGGCGGGGGCGGTTCTGGTTAACGTCGAAGTGAATTTCTTCGGACGTTTCGGTTTGTTCTTCGCCGAAGAAGTTGTTCAGGATGAACAGGGGTGGCAGGGGCAGAGCCTGCACAACGCGCGTCAATACGCCAGTGGTAAAGATATCCATGGTGTGGCCTCGTTGAATGGGTGGGGTTGCTGAGCTTTTTGCGGCTGCGTGTGCAGCGCGCTTTACAGGATGGCGATGCCCTTGCTGCGCAGGGTTTCGGCCACGGTGGTGGCGCTGTGCCCTGCACCAAAGGTGAGCGCGCTGGCATTGAAGTCGCCGCGCTTGTAGGCCATGGCGGGTGCGGCAGCGAGGGTGGCATCCACCGTTTCAGACAGCACCAGATCAGGCACCGCGCTGCCGTCCACCGCTGCAGCCACGCTGGTCAGGTACTGGCCCGTGCCAGCCGCTACCGTCACGGTGAACTTGTCGCCCACGATGAAGTCGGTGGCGCCGTCAGCGATCACGAACTTGATCTGGTCTGCAAAGGTGGCACCCACGGCCACGTCACCCAGCACCACGCCGTTGGGGTCTTCAACGCGGAAGGTGCCAGAGTTGGAGGCCGCCGTGATGCAGGTGACCGTGTAGGCGCCCTGCTTGACACCAGCCAGCAGCGGCGTGGTGGCGTCCAGCGTCATGGCGCCGTTGCCGGTACCGACGAAGCCCGAGGTGGCAGCACCCAGCGTGCGCTTGCCCAGCACGGCGCCGCGCGGGTACACCGCGCCAGCGGCCAAGGTGATTTGCTGGCCCAGCAGAAGATGGGCATTGCCAGCGATGAGGTTGTCCACCGCCAGGTCAGAAGAAGAGAAGCTTGCGCGATTCATGGTGTGCGCTCCTGTAGTTTCGGGATGGGGGGCCTGGCTGAATTACTTCAGGGCCAGGATCTGCGCAGCCAGGGCGGCTTCGTCGTCGCCGCCAGCGCTGGCTTCGATGCCCGTGACTTTCGGGTTGCCCATAGCGGCCATGGCTGCGGCAAAGTCAGCGCCCGCAGCCTTGGTGGGCGCGGTAGCCGGGGCTGCGGCCAGAATGGCAGCGGATTGCTCAGCGCTGAGGCCTTGCGATACGCACTGCAACGCCAGGGCTGCCTGGCCGCCCGCTTTTTCGTGGCCGAGGATGGCCGAGGTGCGAGCACGTTCGGCCGCCACGCCAGCGGCATGGCCGTCGGCCCGCGCGCTGTCGATATCGGCCTGCGTGAGAGTTACCGGGGCGGTTGCAGCTGCGCCCGCCGGGGCTTGGTTGGGGGTGCCGTTCATGGTTTCTCCTGTTGTGTTGGCGATGGATCGGGCGGAAGGCCCGGCGGGATACGACCGCGAACGCATTGCGGCCAATTCGGAAATGAGTTGATCGGTGGTGGCCACGCGGTCAGCAAGGCCCATGGACACAGCCGACACGCCGCGATAGACGGCGGCCTGGGTGGCGCGCACGCTTTCTCCCGACATGCCACGTTGACGAACCACGGCATCCACAAACATGGCGTACAGGCCGTTGATCTCGTCCTGAAACTTGGCCTGCACATCCTTGGGCAGGGGTTCGTAAGGGTTGCCGTCCACCTTGCGGTCACCCGCGAAGATGTGGGTGACCTTGATGCCTTCGTTATCCAGCGCCCGCGAGAAGTCCACATGGCGCATGACAACGCCGATGGAGCCCACGTAGCCGGTGGACGACACCGCCAGCTGCTCAAACGCAGAGCCTCCCAGGTAGGCGGCTGATGCAGCCATGTTGTCTGCAATCGCCCACATGGGCTTGGAGCCACGCAAGGCAAACATGCGGTCTGCGTACTCAAAGGCGCCAGCCACTTCCCCACCAGGGCTGTCCCACACCTGCAGAACGGCGTGCACTTCGGGGTCAGCCTGGGCGGCTTCGACCTGGCGGGCCAGCTCGTTGTAGCCGAGCAGATAGTTGCTATCTGCATCCACGCGACTGCGGTGCACGAGTGCGCCACTGGCATACACCACGGCAACACCCTCAGTGATGGCATAGCCCTCATCGCCACGCGCTGTCGCGCGACGAGTGCTGAACATCTCAGGTGTCAGACCCTCCTGCAGCGCTGCGGGCGCGAATTCCAGCGCGCCGCCCAGCAGGCGCCCACCCAGTCCAGCGATCAGCGCATCCAGCTTGCCGGGATGCACCAGCAAGGGGGTGTTGAAAATGCGGGCGTTAAGGTGGGCGTAGTTCATGCAGATTCCTCGGTGGCGGTTGACTTCTGGCCCGAGGCCTTTTCGTCATCGCCGTTGTTCAGGTGGACCACGATCTGGTCGGCATACAGGCTGGGCAGGCCACGGTCCTTGCGCATGGCTTCTTCCACAGCGGTCTGGTCCAGCACTTCTTCGTAGTCGGTACCCTGCTCTGCGCATTCGTGTTCCAGCGTGGTGATGCCAGCCTTCATGCGCATCACGCTGGCGGTGGCCTCCTTGACTGGATCCACCCAACCACGCCCGCCAAAGATGAAGCGGCAGCGCAGGTAGGCGTACCGGTTTTCGTAGAAGCCAGGGGCCTCGATCTCGCCCGCGTTCAAGGCTTCTTCAAACCACAGCTCATAGATGCAGCGCAGCCAGTGGTCAGACAGCCAGCGGCGGCGGCCGTTGAAGTAGCGCCAGGCCTCCAGCAACGCGGCGCGGGCGCTGCTGTAGTTGGACTTGGAGAAGTCCTTGAGCAGCAGCTCATAGGGCAGGTTCATGCCAGCGGCGATGTGCCGCAGCACGGATAGCATGAACGCCTCGAAGGCGGGGTTGGGGCGGCCAGGGTTGAAGGCGCTCAGGCGCGCGCCCGCAGGCAGGGGCACCACGGCACCGCCCTTCATCTTGCGCAGGCTGCTGCGGCCTTCCGTCAGCGATGCCTTCCAGGCGCCGCGTGGGTCTTCGCCAAACAGCGCGGCGGCAGATTCGGGGTCCAGGTCCGATTCAAGGAACGCGGTGATCAGTGAGCTGGCAACACTGGACTCCAGCTCGTTGGAAGAGTACTTGCCGGCCATGTGGAATTCGCGCATGACCGCCGAAATAATCGGCTTGCCGCGCGACTGGCCAGAGCGCTCGTGGTCGGCCAGGTGAATGACGCGACGGCGGCCCCAGGGGGTGAAGGCGGGAATGCGCTCCCACTGCATGGCGGCGGACGACGCGGCACCATAGAAGCCCATGCCCAGCATGTCGCCAGGGTGCTTTTTGGTGATGTGGTAGGCCACATCCGCGCCGTACTGGTCAAACTCGATGCCACCGCGAATGTCTTCGCGGTGCTCCATGCCGTATGGCGTGCTGAGGCGGTCCGCCTCGATCATCATCAGCCGCGTGTTCCAGCGGCTGCCAGGGCGCGGCAGCCACAGGGGCAAGGCCAGCGCATCGCCGTTGCCCATAGCGCCGCTGAGTGCTTGCAGGGTCAAGCCCAACAGGTTCAGTTTGCGCCCGGCGTGGCATTCGGTAGTTTCCGCCCAACTGCGAAATTTTGGCTCCACTACGTTGCCCCACTCGCGGGCGTATTCACGAGACCAGCCCAGCAGGCGGTAGTCAGGAATGCAGCTCAGGCGCAGCGTGGCGCCGACGATGTTGTCGCGGTACGTCTGGTTGGCACCAGCCACCAGGCCGTTGTTGCGGCCAAGATCGCGGCTGCGCGCAGTGAGCGCATCCAGGTCTGGCAACAGATCCGCATCGGCACTGCCGCGCTGCGGGTTCCAGTCGTAGAGGGCCAGGTCGTCGCTGCTACTGCCCGCACCGCTGTGCGCTGCCATCGAGGCGCTGCCAGCACCAACTCGCCCAGGTGCTGCGGCGTGGCCGTTGGCGTGGCGGGATTGGGGGCTGCTGCGGCGCTTTGTCATGGTGTGCCGCGTCAAACGATGTAGATGGGCCCGCGCGAGGCAGGAGCACCAGAGCGCCGGTCAATCTCAGCTCCAATGGCCTCGATCTCGCGCTTGATCTTGTCGGAGTCCTGGGCGTAAGTGGCGTTGCGGCCCGCGCCATTGCCGCCGTTGTAGCCGATGGTGGTGGGCTTGGTGAGCCGGTCCATCAGCGATGCACTGAGGCGACTTCGCATCGCCTGCAATTCATCAACGGTGTGGTGGCTGTAGATACCCATGGACCCGGATCATTCCGGGTTGGGTGTCTCATTTCTAGCCCGTAAATGAGACTATTTTTTAGAAAGGATGCGATAGGCCTGGGCGCGGCTGTAGCCGTACCGATCAGCCACCTCCGAAATATTCACGCCATTGAAGTCACGGCGCATGGCCGCGTGCACTTCCTGACGCCGCAGGCGGCTGCGCTTAACCACCCGCACACGATCGGCGTGCAAGCGGTGGTGCACCCGGTCAATCAATGCGGCGGCCAGCTCATTGGCCGTGGGGACGCCAAACGCAGCAGCCACGGCACGGGCTTCGGCCTCCAGGATGCTGAACAGGTCGCGTGGTTCGTCGGGGTGGGTGGTGGTTGTAGTCATCTGAATCCGATGGGTGCGAATACGTCGTCGTCTGCTGCGCTGGTGGGTTCAGGCCCGCGAACGGGCTGATATACAGTCGATTTGTTGCTATCATTTATATAGCTAATTGTGCTTGACTGGTTAGCGACATCAGCTGTTTTGACTTCCGTTTGTGCGGGCTGTTC